TCCGTCTTGTCTGTCGTGTCACCTAAAATGGAACCAATATGACTACGATTGTTGGAGATTGGATTAATAAAATATTGGTGTCAGATAGTCAGTTTTCAGACGATGACACGGGGATTAAGTACTTTGATGAAAAAATAGTTCGAATAGAAGGTGGATGGTTGGGTGTCGCAGGTAATTGGAGTGATTGCGACAAAGTAGTTGATTATATAAACAGAAAAATTAAGACTAAACCTAAACTAAAACCTGACAGTTCTTTTATTAAATTGACTGCAGAAGGATTATTTTATTGCGGTGATGATTTAGAGTGGGAACGTGCCAAGACATTTATGGCAATTGGTAGTGGTGCTATGGCAGCAGAAGTATGTATGAGGATGGGACTTACAGCAGAAGAATCAGTCAAATGGGCGTGTAATGTAGATTTAAAAAGCCACGAGCCAATCAAAACATATAAACTAGGTGAATAAAATGGTGCAAGCACGATGTAGTGATGATGAATTTATTGAATTGTGGCAAAAGCATAAGTCAGGTACAAAGGTAGCAAAAGAATTAAATATGGATGTTCGCTCGACAATGGGAAGACGAAAGCGAATAGAAAAGAAATACAACATTAAATTAGAAGCGGTACAAGGTGGTGCTCCTAGGTTAGTTATTCCTGAGAACAAAATCCGCACCAATCTGACTATTGAGAATGGTTTGATTGTTGTGGGTTCTGATTGTCACTACTGGCCTGGTTATGTTACTACCGCCCATAGAGCATTTGTCCATTTAATCAAGAAGCTCCAACCTAACGGAATTGTCCTGAATGGTGACATCATGGATAACGCCACGATTAGTCAGCACAATAGAATTGGGTGGGATAAGTCTCCTACGGTAAAAGAAGAACTAGAAGAAGTCCAAGCTAGATTAGGTGATATTGAGGCAGTCCGTCCTGCAGGAGCATTTATGCACCGCACCATTGGTAATCACGATTTACGGTTTGACGGCAAACTTTCTAATGTACTAGGTCAGTATGAGGGAGTGCCTGGTATGGCATTAGCTGACCATCTTCCCCATTGGACATATTCTTGGTCATTGATGGTTAATAACTCTTGTATGATTAAACATCGTTGGCATAATGGTCAACATGGAGTATTTAACAATACCCTCAAGTCTGGGGTGAGTTTTGTTAGTGGTCATTTACATTCATTAAAAGTTACTCCGTGGACTGACTATAACGGAGACAGATATGGCGTTGACACCGGAACAATGTCGGCAATTGGAGGAGACCTCTACTTGTACACGGAAGACTCGCCCGTTAACTGGAGGTCTGGATTCGCAGTCCTTACATTCCGCAATGGAGAACTACTCCCGCCAGAACTTGTACAAGTCATTGATGAGGATGATGGATTGGTGTTCTTTCGAGGAGAAGTAATTGCAGTTTGAGGTCAAAGAACTTGTTGAGAACGAAGATGGCTCTGCAGACATTATAATGGAGTGTGATGCAGACTTGATGAAGCTCATTGTTCAAGAGGGCTTTATCTCTATATTAAAACAAGCAATTGAAGGTTATAAGAATGAAAAGCAATTGGGATAGATGTTTTGAAATGGTAATCATCCACGAAGGAGGTTACACGGACAATCCAATCGACCCAGGAGGCTCTACTAATTGGGGATGTACTAAGGCAGTATGGGAACAGTATGTTGGTCATCCTGTAACCAAAGACGATATAAAGGCTCTGACTAAAGATGACGTTAAACCACTTTATAAACATAGGTATTGGGATGCCATACACGGAGATGCTCTTCCTTCGGGACTTGACTATTGCATTTTTGATTGTGCTATTAATAGTGGTGTTAATAGGGCAGCAAAGTTTATCCAAGAAATCGTTGGTGTTCCTACTGACGGGGCTATTGGGAACAATACTATTTCTGCTATAGTCCAAATTAACCCTGTAACCCTTATTAATGAATTTTCAGATAAAAGGCAATTTTTCTTGGAATCTTTGAAGACTTTTGCTACATTTGGTAAAGGTTGGACTAGACGAGTTCAAGAAGTCCGTAATAAATCATTAGATATGGCGACATAATGGCAACTAAAAAGAATGTAAAATTATCAGTAGGTCGTGGTGAAAAATTACCTACTTCAAAAGGTGCAGGACTTACTGCAAAAGGTAGGGCTAAATATAATGCAGCTACAGGCTCTCATTTGAAAGCCCCTCAACCTGAAGGTGGAGCACGTAAGAAGTCATTTTGTGCTCGTATGAGTGGAATGCCTGGGCCTATGAAGGATGAGAATGGCAAACCTACTCGTAAAGCTGCATCACTTAAAAGGTGGAAATGCTAATGAAAAACGGATTATATGCAAGCATTCATGCTAAACAAGCACGCATCAAAGCAGGTTCCGGTGAGAAGATGAGAAAGCCTGGAACTAAAGGAGCACCAACTAAACAAGCATTTATTAAATCGGCTAAAACAGCCAAGAAAGGAAAATAATCATGGCAGAGAAATGGATTCAAAACGCAGTTAAAAAACCTGGAGCATTACGTAAATCATTAGGAGTAAAGAAGGGTGAAAAAATCCCTGAAAAGAAACTAGCTGCTGCTGCTAAGAAGCCTGGTAAGATGGGTCAAAGAGCAAGATTAGCCGAGACTCTTAAAGGTATGAAGAAGTAAAAGGTGAGGGGACAGCCCCTCGTCTACCATTTCGTTGGTCATAGGGGGAAAGCCGAAAAATCCCTATGTTGAGCATACCCTCTTGTCGGCTTAACTATTTAATACCTATTTGTTGTTTTACCCAATCTTGTAATGCTATTGTTTGGGCTGTGGTTTCAGCGCATTGTCCAGCAAGTAAGTTGTAGGCGGTAATAACATCAGTTGCATTGGGGGCTGCGGAAAGTCCTGACACTTTACTGCTACTGGGGTTGTTCCACACGCTTGTAGACTTATAATAATTCCTAATAGCACTAAGTTTCGCATTGTATTCATTTTCAATTCCTTTAGTTACGAGTTCCTGCTGTGACCGAATGGATTTAACTTTTTCTTCTTGGACTTTGGCGGTAACTTCGACTTCTTTTTTAAAGTCCAAATATTTAGAGTAGCCAACCCACCAGCCACTACCGAAAACAGCAGCACAAATAGCACCGAAAATAGCCAGCTTTGCATAATCAATCATTTCTTGCCCAAAGGTTGAGTCGTTACAAAACGCAAAATAGCAGTAATAAGACCAATAGCCACAAAAGATATTCCATAGTATCTCTCATCAATAACAGATTGCAAATAACTAAAGTTATCAAACAAAGCTCCAAAGATAACAAGAAGAAATGAGAACCATAAAGTTCTCGACTTCATATAACGTTTCATTTAATACTTATTTGACCCGTACCAGCCAAATATAACAACAAGGCAACTACGCCCATACCAATAAGTTTAAGGGCTTTTTTGACTACTGATTCACCAATAGATTGATAAAAGTTATTAATAACTCTTTCCGTTACTCTTTCTACAAGTTCTTCAAGTTGGTCGTCTGTTAGGGGGATTTGTGTGTTTGACATGATTAAGTAGCTTGAGTTTGGGCGGTTAAAATTCCGTTGGTAAATGTCATGGAACCATTTGTCCCAAGAGCAGTCAATTTAGCAGTAGTAATCGTAGCATTAATTCCTACGTTTTGTGCAGCCATTGTTCCTAATGTAGGCAATCCAGTAAGGTCTGAATAAGCACCTGTATGAGCTACTGTTGCTAATCCAGTTATATCAGTGTATGGAATAGTAGATACTGCTGTTACAGGACTACTACCATTACCTTTTAAGTATCCAGTTAAGCCTGGAGTTCTGATTGTTGATAAATTTACGTTTGAAAGTGAACCACCAGTAATAGATACACTATCTGAATTCTCAAATGCCATCGTCCCCAAACCATCTAAATTACCATTGGTTTGTTTGAAGATGGTATAGAACCAATCTCTATACTGACGACTATCCACATCCTGATTTACAGGTGGTGGAGGAGGAAGGTTCTGTAATGGAGATACAGCCATTATTTTTTAGGCATCTTTTTAGCTGCGTTCTTACGAGGCTTAGACATTCCTGCCTTGCTCATTGCAATAGCGATAGCCTGCTTCTGAGGACGACCTGAAGCCATCTCAGTTTTAATATTAGAAGAAATAGTCTTTGGGGATTTACCGGATTTGAGTGGCATTATTGTTGCTCCTGTGGAGTAGGGGTTAATTGAGATGCTGCACGTTCTGCTAAGATACCATATAAGAAATTGATAGCTTTAATTGTTTTTTGAGCTTTAGGCACAGTGTAATCCTTAACATCAGCCTCATAAATCTTCATAGCCTGTTGCTTAATATTACCCAACTCAGCCTTTTTGATTAATCCTGTAGCCTCCAATGTAGGAGCAATACGGGTATCAAAGGTATTCATAATTGTGCTTGGGGATTCCTTAGACAGAATGATACGAACTGCATCAGGCACTGCTTTACGAGCTTCAGGGCTTTGACCAATGTATGAGGACAACGCTTTAATCTGAGCTTCTGTAGGAGCCTTCTTGCTAGTTAGAATGTTAGCAAATACATCTTCAGGTCTAGCCCCATTAATAATGTCTTTAGTGTGGTCTTGCGCCCATTTATCAACATTGGCACTCCATGTCTTTTGATTAGCCTGTAACTGAGGAATCTCTTTTTCAAGACGTTTAACAGTTTCACCTGCACGAGTAATCTTGGCTTCTAATCCACCAATAGTTTGTCCATGCTGTCTAATCTTGCCTTCAAGACCTGGAATATCTCTAACCCATCCATTTTTAGGAGTGGCTAACCATTTATCAATTTGAGCAGGAGTTTTATCCTTAACTTGGTTAACGGCATATTGTGTACCGTATTGTGCTGCCTTGGCTTTATCGCCACCAAGTTCAGATACCAAATTATCAAATCCTTTACGGGAGGTAAAGTATTGGTTTAATACGCTAAGAGATTTGGTTTCATCACCAAGAGTCTTTTGAGCAGACTTGGTTTCCCATGCTGCTAAATCCTCTGTGAGTTTGGCATATTCTTGTTTTGCCTTACCAAAGTTAGGCTCCCAATCATATACGCCAGTACCAATCTTTTTAGTCTTACCAGCTTCTTTTACCATACCTTCAGTAATAGACTTACGAAGTTCTTGGGCTAAGGTTGTACTGATAGCACCATAACCTGCTGCTTCACGAGACCCCTTGTCTCCGAGCATACGGATGGTCTCATCAATACCAGTGATAGAGCGTGGTGCTTCATCAGCCTTACCATAGATAGAATCTAATACTTGTTTGACTGCTTTTTCAGAATCAGTGCCAAGTTTTTTGTTATCAATCTTGTTTTGCCAAAATTGTTTGACCGCATCACCGCCCTCGGTACTTTGCCAAAACTCTCCTCTAGCCTCTTTAGCTTCTGCATTAGCAATAGCTTGAGTGTAGTCACGTTCATAGTTAGCTTTACGAGTATCTAACAATGGCTTCTGAGTCATTACAACATCAGACTGCAAGTTATTAGCTAGACTCTCTGTAGGTACGGAAGCACCAAAGTTAACTTGTTGACGTTCAATATCTTGTAATGCTTGTTCTTGAGTTTTAACTTGTGTTGTTTGTACGCCACGGAGCTTCTCAAGTCTGATACGTTCTGCTTCTTGAGCAACGGCTGCTTCAGTTTGTTTAGCTTGTTGACGAGCTGCAATACCACCTTGTAATGCTGCGCCCAATGTCTTAGATGCCTCAGGGGATGCGCCTGCCAATAAATCAGCCTTAGCCTTGTCTACAGCCTCTGTACGCAGTTTGTTTGCAGTAGCAGTAGCGGTGTCCTCAAGGTTAATACCAAGAGCACGAATAGCCCTAGGAACTGCTCCACGGATACCTGTAGTTAAATAACTTGCAATTTCAGCAGGGTATTGGGTAGCCAATTGAGCTAATCCTGTCATACCCATTGAGCCTAATACTTGATACTCACGTGGTAATCCTGCGGCAGATAATAATTGTTCTGTAGATTCACCTACGCCACCTGCTGCAGTCATAGCACCAACTTCACGTGGGCCAATCCTTTGAGCCAATGTACCACCAGCAACCATAGCACCGCCTAATGCTTTTGCAGGTAATCCTGGTGCTTTCATTAGGGCTTCACCACCACCAATAAGATATGGAGATGCGGCTTTAGCACCTGCAGTCAAAGCACCTGTAGCTAATGCAGTTTCACCAATTTTAGCTAAACGCTCAGACTCAGGCACATTCATAGGAGTGCCTTTACCAAATACGGCTTCGGCTACTTTTGTAGCACTAATATCGGTAGGTTCTGCAATCTGACGACGTTTGCCAGTTGGATACATTAATGCTGCACCGCCACCAGTTTCAGCCATAGGGCTTACACCAGTAGGTTGTTGTGGCAATAAACTAGAGAAATCTCCAAAGTCTTGAGTTGATTCTGAAGCACCACTTGGAACAAGAGAGGAGAAATCTCCAAAATCATTTGCCATTAGAAATCCTTGCCAGTTTTTTCTTTGTACATTTTAGCAACAGCATCTTTAGGTGCGCCAGCAGCAATAGCGGCTTGAGCCTGTGTTCTCATTGCATCAGCAGATGCTCCACCACCAGCCTCAGAAGTGCCACCATTTGAGCTTTCTTCAACAAGAGCTTTTAAACGATTCTTGCGTGAAGTAGGCATTTTGTAGTCATCAATACCAGCAGATAATGTATCGGCATATTGACTCTTTTGACCTTTAATTTTTCTTAGGATGGTTGCAGTGTTGTCAGAAGGTTGTACTACTGCAAAGAAGTTACGAGCTGCTTCGCCACCAGTAACCGCCTGTCCAGATGTTTGTCTGTAGTAATCATTACGCATTCTGACAATTAAAGAAACTAAGTCTTGAGATTCTTTTGGAAGGCTTTGATATACATTAGATTTAATATACTTCTCAACAGAGCCAAGTTCTTTTGGCGTTTCTAATAATGAACGTAAGAATTGACTGTTGTCTAATGCTTTTGCTGCTTCAGGTTTTGATAAAATAGTTTCAATCTGTTTAGCAGTTTTTAGACCAACTTCAGATTGATTTAAACGCTTATCAATTTCAGCAGTAATCTTTGTTTCACCGCCTCCACCACCGCCATCACCATTACGGGCTTTAGCTTCAGCAGCAACTACTGCACGCTCTTCACGGGCTGTACGACGGGCATCTTCTGCTTGTTTTAATTGGTCATTGGCAATCTTAGACTGTAATGCTGCAGGAGCTAATGCAGTAATCTTCTTTGCATTATCAGGACTATAAGTTGTTGGAATACCTTTGGGTAAAGGAAGACCAGTATCTTGATAAGCCTGAAGAGCTGCATCCCAACCAGCTTGGTCTTTGGACATTGCTGCAGCATAGATGGAGTCACTTTTAACTTTATCATTCATTTCACGAGCTTTAAGAGCATCTGCTTGTGCAGTTTGACCTAAACGACGAGCTTCAGACATTGCTTGAACACGTTGATATGGGTCTTCAATTAAAGCTGCTTGCATACCCATCATTTTGGATTGTTTAGCAAGTTTGGCAGAATTAACCATTACTTCATTCATTTGACCTGCAACAGTCAAAGAGCCATCATCGTTATATAGCTTGGCATCAGGAATCATTTGATTAGCCATTTTAGCTAATGCAACTGGTTGTCCAGGTTGAGTTACTTGTTGACCTAATTCTGCGGCTTTTTCAGCTTCAATCTCTTTAGTCTGTTCATCCAATACTGCTTGTTGAATATCAAATTTTTGAGAAGTCATCTGCCCTTGTCTATATGCAGACAATGGGTCAAAAGAAGAGGCTAAGTTAAATAATTCGGTTGCTTGTCCAGCCATGATATTTCCTTAAACCGATGGGTTAGGTGATGGGTTATTGTAATTTGAATACAACGTAGCCAATGGGTTAGAAACTTGTCCTAAACCACCTGCAATAGACTGCCAACCACCGTATGTAGAACCTAAGTTAGATGCAGTCAATCCTGCTTGAGCTGCTGCACCTGAGGCAGGAGATTGTGTAGCACCTGATAGTCCAGCTAATGTTTGCAACTGTTGATTATAAGTTTGTGAGGCTAATTGTTGACCAAACTGTTGCCCTTGTAATAAAGCACCACCGGAAACTAAACGACCTTGAGCCGCTTGTTGTGCTTGTAACCCTTGTAGACCTTGAGCCAAATTAAATTGATAACCTGGGGTAGTAGTAACAGATTGTGGGTTGCTCATTAAGTTTTGTAATTGAGCCGCATAACCTGGACGATATTGTGCAAAAGGGTCTGCTTGACGTGCATATTGACCCATCTGTTTACCTGCTTGTAGGCTCATTACACCGCCAGCCAACTTACCAAGTCCACCTACAACTTGAGCACCAGTTTTAGCATATCCAAGAAGGTCACTAAGTCCACCAGCACCAGACTGTACCATTCCCAAATCGGCAGGGTTTACACCACCAGCAATAGCAGCGATAGGGTCAGAGTATCCAAGTTGAGAAGCTAATTGTGTGGCTGTTTTTGCGCCTCCACTTACGGCTTCTGCAGTTGCTGCAATAGCTTCTTGACCAAGTGCAGAAGATGCAAACTCAGCAGAAGCAGTACCTGCAATAGCACCAATATCGGCTGCAGTAGCTGCGGCAGGAAGTCCTAATTCTGCGGCAGGAATACCATAGGTTGCCATAGCTTCGGCTGCAGGAACACCATAAGTAGAAAGTGCAATACCATCAGCTGCAGCAACGGCTTCAGCACTTAATGCGGCTGAACCAAATAATGAACTTCCACCAGTTGCTAATGCTGCTGCACCTGCACCAAGAGTAGCCCACCCACCTGGGATTGCAGAGCCAACAGTTTTGTCAAGACCTGTTAATGCACTATCAACAGAATCGGTAATACCACTAAAAGTATCACCAACGGCACTGCCAATGCTTTCAACAATTCCACCGCCACCTCCACCAAAAGGAGTGCGTTTTAAATCCCATGTCCAACCGCTATGCTTGCTCTTAATGAAACTCATATTTTAGCCTCTACAATAATGTGCCGTTCTTTAAAGCCTAATTTGGTACGCCATAATCTTGCTATAGATTTTCTAGCCGCACCTTGAATCTTAGTAGCTCCAAAGCATTTTAATATTTCTTTAAATTGATTGTAAGTGTCAGTATCACTTATAAACTTACCGCCTACTGCAGTGACAAAAGCAATCCTGTCATTGGGGTAATTCTGAAAAGTAATGGTTGACGCTCCAACCACTTCATTTATCTCGTTAGATGCCACAATTAATACCCAGTGTCCTGTTGACAAATAAACCTTTACTTGGTCTATTGTGTAATCATCTTCCGCATATTTTAACGCATTTGCTAGAAATGGCGATACTTTATCCCATATTTGTGCAACAAAATGGGTTGGAATATGCGTTAGTTTCACCCTTAACTCTCCCCTTGTTCAAAATCAATCTCTAAATATTGAAGTCTCAAGGGTACATTATCTGCGTGTAATAAGTCAAATGCTCGTCTACGGGCTTGTCCTAAACGATTAGCCTGTGATTTAGATGTATTAAGGTTAATATTCACCCAATTAGAAAAGGTCTGATAGTCGTCATTTGTATAGCGTAGTAGGCAGAAAGAATTAATCTTATCTCCTACGACCTGAGCACCGGAAAAGAACTTACGGTCATTATTGCCAAAGTCTACTAACGGAGTACGGCACAATACTTGAATAGGGTTTCCATAGTCATTGTAGTAATTCTGACTAAAGATATAGGATTTACCATTAGTTTCATGTTGAAGAAGATTTTGGTCTTGAAACTTTGTGTAATGGATTAATTTAAAATAACCCTCTACGTTGTTTTCAGTAGAAGTCCAATATGTCCAACCATGTTGAGCCATGTCATATACTAGGGTATACCCTATGTCTTTAAGGTTTAATATGTATAGGGAGTGTCCTGCAGTCTTAATACTAAACGCATACATTGAGTCAGGGTTTGCGTTATTAATGATTTTTTCAATATATTGATTAGATATGACTTGGGGGGTTTGCCCTGCCAAAGCCATTACTTGAAAGCCCTTTTGACGGTTCGTAGAGACCCATACAAGGG